TGCTTGTCGTTTCTATCAGAAGTAGGAGACCATTCAATAGTTCTTGTGGATTGAATTTTCATAATCTTCATAAAATCATAGCCATAAGGGTTGTCTTCACTTCCAAGATTTTTATATAACGCACCTTCAATCATTGTTTCGCCTCCTTAAATACACCACCAACAACTTGACCATCATCGTCGTCAATAAACTTGATTTCTCCCTCTGTAATTACTTCGTCGGCATCAAAGTCATATTGTTTGGCATATTTTCTAAGCTCTCTACGTCCCCAAATGGCTGTCCTATCGCTACCATCTTGAAACCACATAGTAAACCATTCTCTAGTCATTTCTTGCCTCCTCCTCATTAACGTATTCTGTAAGGCGCAAACCATACTCTTTGCAAAAACCTTCAAAAGCAAAATACTGTTGTCTTGTGTAAATTGGTTTCTTGAAGTCAACCATTAAAGCAAAAACTTTATCTTCAAAAAATATTGTTATGTCGTTGAAAGGTCTATCCTCAGAAATTATAGAAACATATTTAGCGGAAGTTTGCGAAACAACGCTATTATCTAAAAGCCCTAACAAGTCCGATAAAAACCAAGGGCATACCATGCCTTTTGACTCAGGGTATTCTTTCCAAATTACCTCTTTGTTTGTAGGCTCTTTAAATTCAAAATGTTTTGTCATTTCTTCATTCCTTCAATTAGATAATTATACTCTTGGTTCTTGGTGATGTTGATTACAAGCACCGTTTCCCCTTTGTCGTTATGTTGAAAGGTGATTGCAACGGTGTCTCCTATGTCGGCCTGTTTCTTTATGCCTTGAATGGAGAAACGTCTATCGCCCCTATCGTTTCGTGTTCGGTAAAAAGAAAGGGTTGTTGCTGTGCCGTCAAGAAACTGGGCTTGTATCTGTGCTCTATCTCCTGACTTCATATCATCAAAGTTTACGCCCACAAGTTTAGAGAAGTTTCTTATAGATGTATTAGCGTCTATAATAGCTTTATCTAGCATCGTTTTTGTGAGGGTAATAGATGCGACTGGGGTGTTTAATGGTGTGATGTTTGTCATTGTTGCGCCTCCTTCCATCCGAACAAGTGCCCTTCAGCATCTTGTATTTGTGTAATATCCATCATTAAAGTATCTTCTTCGTTTGTTGATAGGCTTTCATTAGGGTTTAAAATGTAAACTCTGTTCCCTTCATTAAATGATTTGATTGCTTCCCTATGATCGTAGGTCTGTTTGAAAGATTTTTCTTTGTCCTTTTGTGACCAGTCAAAACGTACAAGAGCCGTTTCAAAATCTTCTTCCAGTATACGAATGTTAAGACCGTTTAATGTGCCTTGGTCATCGCTAAACATAGAGTTAAGTAACTCTTTAAATTGCTCTCTAGTCATTGTTGCGCCTCCTATATATCCAAATCTTGAAGTTCTAAATTAAGATGATCTGCGATTAAAACTCTCGTTTCTGTGTAGCAATCATCACACAATAAAATATTTGCGAAGGTCATTTGCCAATCTTCAGGGCTGTCGCAATTAGCATCGCATTTTACGCATTTATTTAAGTCGGTCATTATTGCGCCTCCTTATGATACCAAGAATTTACGCATCGTTCATCAAGCCATGCATCACGTTGAACGTTGTCAACAACAGCAATAAGATGTTCCCTAGTACTTGCTACAATGCGCCCTTTGGGAGCTTCTGCACTCCAGTTTCTAATAGATATCTTTTTGCCTCTATTATCTTTAGGGGGCTTGTTTTTGGTAAAGCCATTATCTAAAAGAAATTTCTCATAAACTTTTGGGTCGTTGGGTAAGTAACCCATTTCCTTACCAAGATCAAAAAGCGTATCCCATACCAGTTTATAGTCTAAACCAGTGGCAATAGAACACGCCCTAAAAACACAATCTCCAAAGCCTTCTCCTTGTCGAGACAAGGGAAAATATAGTTCTCTTCCTCCTGTGTCTCTTTCATATGTACCTTTGTATTTTTTCATTATTGATAATCCTTCATGTTAAGAAGCCAAATTAAGGCAATGATAAGGAGGAAGCCGAAAGACATTCCTCCCACTACTGATACAATCGCTTGAAATTCTGTCATTTCTCAAAACTCCTCTTGTAAGGCTTGTTTTAGTGCTTCAATATCTGCACTCTTAAATGATTGTCTTACTCTCTCATTCTCCAGTGCTATGTCTGGAGAAATAAAGTATTGACCGCATAAAGATTGAAATTGAGTCATAAACTCTTGAAAGGTAACTTTTGTCATTATGCTATCTCCATCATGTCAAGATATTCAGAGACGATCTGCTCTCCGATAATGTAAGCGTACATATTTACGACTTTTTCAGGGCTTGATAAATCGGTGTAAACCTCTCCGAAATTGTCTTGCTCATAGTCCTTAATAATTCCGATAATGTCGAAAGCATGACAGCCAAGCCACTCTTTCGCTTGGAATGTGCCTATAATATAATAGTCCATATTAAAGGCGTGGTGGTGAAGATCATCTTTGTTTTCATCTATCCAATCTTGATCTTGCTCTCTGATAAAATCGTAGAAATGGCTTTTGATTTCATAGTATTTGTATGCTTTGTTCATTGTTTCATATCCTTATTTTGTAGTTATTTTGTCGTTATTTGTACTTTTATACACCTAATATAGGTTTGTTGCAAGCACTAATTGTATGTATAATACAATTATTATGCAATTGTGAGGATGGTATGAGCGATTTGAAGAAAGATTATGAGGAGTTATTTAGACTCAAACCGATAACTAAAGATGAAAGAATGAAGCAACTAAGGGTTCTAAAACCAGAGACAAAAGCAAAATTAAGGGCAATGAAAAGGAGGGTTAAAGATGGTATTTCCCACGATAAAAAGCAATGAAAAGCAGTATTTCCACAGTGTTGAAAACATCAAATATCTTCCCACAACGTTTATTACCCATACCCCTTTAGGGGTATGGGTATTATCGTGGGAATTGATGTGGAGGAGGTGAAGAGCTTCCACAACGTCGTTTTCTCCACAACATTAGAGAGGTGAGTCATGAATATTAAATATGCAGAATTAATCGCGGAAGTTGGAAAGCTAATTGGAGAGCGTGGGAAGTCATACGGTGAACCGTTGGCCAATATGGAAGATATCGCGCAGTTTTTTAATTTGTATCTCAAAGACAAGAAATCTATTGAGGCGGTGGATATTCCAGTGCTTATGATTTTAGTTAAGGTGGCGCGGTTGATGAAGACACCCTTTCATGATGACTCTGCAAAAGATGTCATTGGTTACGGTGGAATCTTGAGAGGCATTATTAAAAATGGAAAAGCCAAATAGATTTATTCTCCAACATGGAGAGTATGACCAGAGGCGCATCAAAAAAGGTGAGAGTAAGGTTTTTGTCAATCTAGCGTCAACGCCTTTTCATAGGGCATACGCAAGAGGCACAATATCAACAGCACAATTTGAAAGTGCTAAAGAATACGAGAAAAGATACTTGGCGTATTGGCATCGTGGAGGACAGCGAAATATTTTAGATACAAGCGTAAGGGGTTCGTCTTTAGATGCGGAGTCGCAACAAGAAGCAGCATTGAGAGCAAAGGAACGGTTGGAGGAGGTAGACGGGGCACTGGTGGAGTCTGAGAGGGAAATAGTGCGTAGTGTTGCCGTCAATCATGAGGCTATCGGTGAAAATAGCTTGAGGCGTAAACGGTTTAGATTGCTGGTGAATGGGCTTGATAATATAGCAAAGGTATTGCGGTTGTCGTAATTTTTACTTTTTAGGGCTGTTTTTGTATTTGCAAAGTGTGAGTTAATTCGTTTTAAATTGTTACAATCTGCTAGAATTGGCAGAAAATTATAAATTTCAATAAAATATTCTAAATAAACAATCTTTTAAGTTTTTAACTATGTTTGACGCAGTGGAGAAACCAAAGAATAAGGGCGGTAGACCGACAGGAAGCGGAGGAGGTCAACAGCTTGTTGAAAAAATCAGGGGTGAATTAACATCTGCTTTCAAGATTTTAGAGCGTAGAAAGAAGCCTTTGCACC